TGGTGGGCGAGATCGCCACGGCGGTGGGTGGTCTGACCCAGGAGCAGCGCGCAGCCGTGATGCAGGTGATCGACCGGCATCATGTAAGGGCCCTGGAGGAGTTGGTGCGTGCCGCTGGCGTCGCCTGAGGAAGCGCTGAAGGCGTTCTGGCGGGGGATGCGGCCAGACCCGCTGCTGACGGTCAGCGAGTGGGCGGATCAGCGGCGGGTGTTAAGCAGCAAGGCGTCGAGTGAGCACGGGCCGTGGCGGACGGCGCGGACGCCTTACCTCCGCAAGGCCATGAATGACTTGTCGGCGACGAGCACCGTGCAGGAGGTGGTGCTGGTGTTCGGGGCGCAGATGGGGAAGAGCGAGATGCTCAACAACTGGATGGGCTATGTGATGGACATCCAGCCCGGGCCGGCGCTGTTCGTGCAGCCGACGATCGACATGGCGAAGCGGTACTCGAAGATGAGGATCGCGCCGATGATCGAGGCGACGCCGAGCCTGAAGGAGAAGGTAAAGGCGCCGCGGGAGCGGGACTCGGGCAACACCCAGCTGATGAAGGAGTTCGCTGGCGGCTTCCTGATCCTGGGCGGTGCGAACGCGGCATCGGGCCTGGCGTCGATGCCGATCCGGTTACTGGCGGGCGATGAGATCGACCGCTGGCCGGCGGACGTGGATGAGGAAGGCAGCCCGCTGGCGATCGTGAGCGCGCGGACCCGGACGTTCGGTGTGCGGAAGAAGCAAGCGTGGACGTCGACGCCGACGATCGCAGGCCGCAGCCAGATCTGGTCGAAGTGGGAGCTGAGCAACCAGCAGCGGCTGAAGGTGCCTTGCCCTCACTGCGGGCACCGGCAGATGATCGAGTGGGACCGGATCCGGTACGACCCGAAGGACCCGGGGCTGCCGAACACGCTGAAGCAGCCGCCGGTGCTGATCTGCGAGGAATGCGGCGAGGGTATCAGCGAGGACGCGAAGGCCTGGTGGTACGACCCGGATGTGTTCGACGACGACTGGTGGGATCCGCTGTTCCCTGAGCGTGAGATGCAGGGGTACCACTGCTCGGCGCTGTATTCGCCCCTGGGCTGGTTCAGCTGGACGGAGGCGGCGGTTGGTTATGAGAAGGCGAAGGACAACCCGGCCGAGCTGAAGCCCTGGTGGAACACGGTGCTGGCGGAGTGCTGGAACGACGACGGCGAGGCGCCGGACTGGGAGGCGCTCTACAACCGCCGGGAGCTCTATGAGCTGGGCACGGTGCCCGACGGGGTGGTGTTCATCACCTGTGGCGTGGACGTGCAGATGGACCGGATTGAGCTGGAGGTGGTGGGCTGGGGCCCGGGGATGGAGAGCTGGAGCCTCGACTACCAGGTGCTGGCGGGCGACACGGCGCAGCTGGCGGTGTGGCGAGAGCTGTCGAAGTTCATCCGCAGCGAGTTTGGCCGCGGCGATGGCCAGCGCCTGCAAATTCGGATGACGGCGATCGACTCAGGCTTCAGGAGCCAGGAGGTCTACCGGTGGGTGCGTGGCCAGGCCGGCAACCGGGTGATTGCGATCAAGGGCGGGCCGGATTTGCAGACCTCGATCATCGGCACGCCGAGCCGTGTGGAGGTGATCCGCAACGGCAAGGCCCTGCGTGGTGGCGTGAAGGTGTGGCCGGTGGGAGGCGGCACGGCGAAGAGCGAGCTCTACGGCTGGCTCAGGCGACCGACGCCTGAGGACGGCGAGCTGCCGCATGGGTGGTGCCACTTCCCGCAGCACGGCGAGGAGTATTTCCGGCAGCTGTGCGCCGAGCGGCTGACGAACACGATCGACAGGCGGGGTTACGACCTGTTCGAGTGGATCAAGACCCGGCCGCGGAACGAGGCCCTCGACTGCAGGGTGTATGCCCGAGCGGCCGCCGCCCTGGTGGGTGCGGACCGTTGGAGCGACGACCGGTGGGATGAGGAGCGCAATGGCGGCATCGAGCGCGAAGCCTCACGGCCGGCGCCAGTGCGGCAGGAAGAGGACGACCGTCCGGCCAGCTCAGGAAGCAGCTTCTGGGACTGAGTAGCATGAGCGAACGGAGGTGGCCCGGATGAGCACATTCACGCAGGCGCATCTGGCGGCCATCGAGGAAGCGATCGCCGGCGGATACCTGGAGGTGCGCTACGACGACAAGGTGGTGCGGTACCAATCGATGAACGAGCTGTTCAGGGCGCGCAACCTCATCGCCAGCCAGCTGGCGGCGGCCACTGCCCCGGTGGTGCGGATCGACTACCCGGCCGTGGTGCGGGATTACGAATGAACCCACTTGAGCAGCTGCTGGCCGTCATCTCGCCCAGGGCGGCGTTGCGGCGGCAGGCGGCACGCATTCAGCTGGAGCAGATGCGGCGGTACGACGCCGCGGCCCGTGGCCGGCGGACCGATGCGTGGGTGACGCAGGGGAGCAGCGCTGATGCTGCGAGTGCGCGTGGGTTTGGCATCCAGCGCGATCGTGCGCGGGACCTGGTGCGCAACAACCCCTATGCGCGGAAGGCGGTCGAGTCGTGGGTGACGAACCTGATCGGCGCGGGGTGGAGCTTCAAGGCGAAGCAGAGCCGGCGCAACGGCCGCCAGGGCGAACGGGTGACGGAGGTGATGCGTGCGTGGATGGCGGATCCAACGCAGTGCGATTACCACGGGCTGTTGAACTTCGATGGCCTGATGGCGCAGGCGGTGCGCACCTGGAAGGAGTCGGGCGAGGTGCTGATCCGCGCGCGCACGCCGAGCGCTGCGACGATGCGCCGGCTGGGGCTGACGGTGCCGCTGCAACTGCAGCTGATGGAGGGCGACTGGATCGACGAGACCCACGACACGCCTGGCGTGAGTGGGGAGGGGTGGACGAAGCGCGGGATCGTCTACGACGCCGAGGGTCGGCGCGAGAGATTCTGGCTCTACAACTACCACCCGGGCGAGTCTGCGGTGCAAGCGACGAGCATCGTGAGCAACACGGTGCCGGCGGAGCAGATCATCCACCTGTTCACGCCAGAGCGTCCTGGGATGACGCGGGGCGTGAGCTGCCTGGCGCCGGTGATGGTGCGGCTGAAGGACCTGGGCGATCTGCTCGATGCCCGGCTGATGAAGGAGAAGGTGGCGGCATGCCTGGCCGCTGCGGTGGTGGATCTGGATGGAACGAGCGAACAGAAGTCGACGATCGGCGATCGGATCGAACCGGGCGGGATTGTGCGGCTGGGCCCCGGGCAGGACATCAGAACGATCAACCCACCGGCGGCGGGCGAGATCGACCGTGTGATCAAAACCTACCTGCTGGAGATCGCGGCGGGGATCGGCATCACCTACGAGGAGCTGACGGGCGACTACTCGGGCGGCAGCTTCACGCAGGGGCGGATGGGTTGGATCGGGTTCCAGCGGCGACTGCAGAGCGACACCTGGCAGGTGCTGGCGCCGATGGTGTTCGACCGGATCTGGGGGTGGTGGGGGACGCGGGCCAGCTCGGTGGGGATTGCCACCGATGGGCTGAGCTCGGATTGGACGCCGCCGCGGCGCGAGCTCTACGACCCGCAGAGCGAGACGAACAGCACGATCTCGCGGGTGCGTGCGGGCCTGCTGCCGCCGCAGGAAGCGATCCGCGCTGATGGCTATGAACCGGATGAGGTGATCCGGCTGTGGACGGAGTGGATGGCGCTGCTGGATGCGGCGGGCATCGTGCTCGACACCGACCCACGGAAGGTGAGCGCTGCGGGCCTGACGCAGGTGAGGCCGCTGGGCTCGACGATGCCGCCGACGGGTGAACCACCGGCGGAGGCCGAACAACCGCCAGCGCCAGCAGCGCCGAGAACTCCTGCTGCTGGCTGACCCTAGAATCGAGAGGCCATAGGAGCTGACATGAGCGAAGGTCTGCTACAGACCAGGGCGATGTTCGCCCCGGAGACGATCAACGTCGAAGAGCGAACGGTTGAACTGGTGTGGAGCACCGGCGCGCAGGTGCGTCGTGCGAGCTGGGCTCGCGGCGACTACATCGAGGAGCTGAGCATGGCGCCTGGCGCTGTGCGGCTGGGGCGCCTGAACAAGGGCGGCCCGCTGCTCGATGCGCACGACTCCTACTCGCTGCGCAGCCAGATTGGTGTGGTGCAGCGAGCATGGCTGGACGGGAACGAGGGCCGCGCCCTGGTGAAGTTCAGCCGGCGGGATGAAGTCGAGAGCATCTTCCAGGATGTGATCGACGGCATCTACCGCAACGTGTCTGTGGGCTACAAGGTCCACAAGACGGAGCGCGACGAGACCGGCGCAGTGCCGGTTGAGCGCGCAGTGGACTGGGAGCCGTATGAGCTCTCGCTGGTCCCGATCCCGGCCGATGCCGGGGCCCAGGTGCGCTCCGAGGAGCCGCCTGCAACCCAACCTTCCGAAAAGGAACGATCCATGACCCTTCCCGCGAATGGGGTGCAGGCTCCCGAGCCCACCCAGGAAAACGAAACCCGGGCCGCTGCGCCTGTCGCGCCTGCTGCTGCGCCTGCCGCCCCTGTGGTGGATGCAGAGGCTGTGCGCGCTGAGGAGCGCCGCCGCACCACCGGTATCCTCGATGTCGCCCGCAAGCTGGGCGTGGAGGACAGCATCGCCCACGGTCTGATCGAACAGGGCGTGGCCCTGGATGAGGCCCGCATGCAGCTGATCGACGCCCGCGCCACCAGCGAGCGTCAGGCCCCCGGCGGCACCAGCCGCGTCGAGGTGACCCAGGACCACGGCGAGAAGCGCGCTGCCGCGAAGCTCGACTACCTGAAGGTGCGCTCGGGCCTGGCCAGCCTGGACGACACCCCGGCCGCCCGCGAGTACCGGGGCAGCACCCTGCTGGACATGGCCCGCGAGTCGCTGGAGCTGGCCGG